ATTTTAAAAATTTCTCTATTTAATGAAATTAATCTATATGGAGTTGCTATTATATCATTATAACCAGATGACATATTTGCTACATTTTTTACTTCATCAAAATAGTAATTTATATTAACATCATAACTATTATTTATTTGAGTTAAATTATTTTTCTTTTTTAATTTTGTATTACCAGCTAAAAAAAATACATCAAAATTAGTTTTCTCTCTTAATATATTAATTCTTTCTATTGCTAATGGATAATAAAAATCATCACCATCTAATATTAACAAATAATCATATTTAATTTCTCTTTTAAAAATTTCTAGTAAAGAATTATGTCCTTTTCCTGGTTTTCCATTTGATTCTGTTCTAATTATTTTTTTTAATTTATAATATTTATGATTTTTAAAATATTCCATTACTTCATTATAAAATATTTCATTTAATGTATTTACTACTATAAAAATATCGTAATCTGTAAAATTTAATTGATTATTGGCACTTTCAAAAGAAAGTTTTAATAAATCTATTTTTGAAGAACATAATATTGTTAATAAGTATTTTACCATATAATATTTATTATTAAATTAATATTATATTATGAATTTATATTATATTATGAATTTATAGAACAAATTTATACAAAAAAAGAAATAGTAATCCTACTAAAATACTAACAAATATATATTTATCAAAATTAGCTATGTTTTTTTTAACAATAGGATCTAATGTATCATAACGACGTTGATATGGTTCAGGTTTCATTGGAAGAAATATAAATCTGCCAAATGGAAATAATGTTGGATTCATTCTAAATGCGCAATTTGCAAAATAATCATACCATGCTAAAATAAAATATGGAACGTAGAGAGAAAACCCTAATATTACTTTATTTTTTATTGGTAGATATATTAATAATAAGGTTATAGTTATTGCGTAAAAAATGTTAAAAAATAAATTATTATATTGACATAAATAAGAATAATTATACCAATTAATCATAAAATAATTTATTATTGTAGAGAGAAATAAGAAAAAGGGTTTCCTAGGTAATAACCAATATAATAAAGCAATATATATAGTATAAATAACACATTTAATGTTTAAAAAATCATCTGGCCATTTTAATTTTTTTTCCATTATATATATAATGAGTAATTTAACTTTTTTTCAAAATATAGATCCCACTACATATTATTCTATTAATGTTGATTTTAATAATATTGAAAATTATTTTAATTATTTAGATAATAAAACTAAATGGGATAAGCATTCAGCTAAAAATAATATTAATAAATTATATACTTATAAAAAATTAGCATTAGAAAAAAATAATACTAAATATAATGATAAAATAGAACACTATATTGCTTTTCTAACATATGTTCTCTCTGACTTAAATTCTTTGCAAGATAATATTTTTTCGATGATTGGGACTATCTTTATTCCTTTATCATTTATAGTTGGATTTTTTGGTATGAATTTTGAATCTATGGGAGTTCCAAGTCTAAAGAAAGGAATTTTTACTATAAAACACGCACAACATAAATTAGCTACTATATTTTTTATTATAATATTTTTTACTATTATGTTATATATTAACTTCTTAAAAGTATTTTAATCATATTAATAAAAAATTTTAGTATGATTTTTGTATAAATATGAACTAAATCTTTAAATCAAATTATATTTCTAATTCAGGATATTTTTTGTATAAATTTGTATTAAATTTTTCTAATAATTCTTTATTTATTTCTTCGTTTTCTTTTAATTTCATCAAATAATTATATCTTTTATCATTATTTCTTTTTTCATAAAATAATGTTGGATGACCCCTATTTTTACCTATTCTATAATATTGTGGTAATTTAAAAATCTCAATACTATCATCTTTATCTTCTTTTTTATCATTATTTTCCAAATTATTTAATATTACTTTAATTTCCTCTAATTTTTGTAGAGCTGTTTTTTTGATACTTTTAGTTCCTTTAATGTCTTTATCGCAATTTGGATGTTTTCTATCAATTACAAAATGTTCTCCATGATTATCCCGTGACTTTACATAATAAACATATTTTGGTATCATATCTTGTGTTATATTATCTGGTAAATTACAAGCTAATTTTGATCTTTCTCTTTTACTTCCTTCTTTAATTCCTCCACTATTTTCTTGTTGTTCTTTGCGATTTGCTATTCTTAAATTATCATAGCAATTATTTAAAGGGTCTTGGTCAATATGATCAACGCTAATATTTTTTGTTCCTTTACCATTACCATAACAACCGGTTATTATTTGATGAATAAATAAATTTTTATTACTACACAAAATATAACCATTACTATGTTTATAAAAAGTTAATTTTTTATTATTATTTTTTTCTTCAAATTCTCTAATTTTAATTAACGATTTACTATCTATTTTTACTAATGTATTTGTCTCACAATACATTAAATATATTTTATTTGAATCAATATTATCAATTTCCCAATATGGATTTTTCATAATATGCGCATCTTTACCCATTTTAGAATAATGACCTTGATTATAAATTGCGTTTGGATACTTTTCTATAATATTTTTATGATATTTATGAAAATATTCAATATTATTTCTTCTTAAATCATATTGATTATCATTTTTAAAATTATAATAAATGCTATCTATTGAAAAATTATATAAAAATTCTAAAAATGTTATTTTATTATTATGGCATGTAAAAGATGGATAAGTATCATTTTCATTATAAAAAATAAAATTTTTTTCATAATTTAAAATATTTAAAAAATCATCTGTATCAAAAATATATTCTTTCATACCATATATAATTTTTGCATATTTATCTATATTATTAATATCATATTTAGCTCTAATATAGTGTCGTTCCATTTTTATAATTATTAATGTAATTTTATCTTTAAGTTCTTATTATTTAAAATGATTAAATGAAAAGAACATATTATTCTAATTACTATAAGCAAGTCCACCCATACCACTCATGACACGGAGAACGTTGTAGTTGGTCGCGTAGACACGAACTTTCGCGGTCGATGTGCCTTCAACTGTGGCGTTCGAGAGAACAAGTTGGAGGGTCGCGTTGTCAATGCGCGAGAAGTTGCATGTGCCGGAGGGTTGGTGTTCTTCGGGGCGGAGCGCGAACGAGTAAACGTTGATACCGGTGTCAGGCGCACGGGTGTGGAATTGGTAGGGTTGAACAAGGTCGAAGTAGGTGCCTTCGCGTTCCGAGAAGCGGTCTTGGCCGTTAAGTTGTAATTTGGCAGTTACAACAGGGTTTTCGCCCCAGCAGTGCATGTCAAGCGATGTTTCGGCTAAGACGAATGTTCCAGCATCAGATACACCAGAGTTTTCAGTGTAAGGGGAATTGACATTGACACCTGGGTTTCCAGTTGTGGATACGCCAAAGCCCAATTGAGGATCGGCGTAATTAACATTCGCATTTCCTGGGTCAGCAGGCGCATTCCACCACGAGTTAGATACAGTTTCGACATCAATCGCACCGGCATCTTGGAATAAACCGTCTTGATCAATGAAAGCATTAGGTGTAGCCGCAACACTATCTGGACCACCGAAAGCATGGATCGCATTAGGAAGGGCATCAATCGCGTCGGTGTAGTTGAAAGGTTGCGCACCAAGAACGTTGAAAAGATGTGTTCCACATTCTAATGAAGCACAGTAGTCAACGTTCATGTCGGGTTGGACAACCCAGATTAATTCTTTACAAGGGTGGTTGAAGTTAAGTTTGATTTTGTTGGACGACGAACCAACCGATTCATCACCTGTGAATTGAACTTGTTCAATGAGGTATTCGTGGGGGTTTTGCGCCATGCGTCTGCGTTCATCAGTGTCAAGGAAAACATAGTCAACGTAGAGCGAAGCCGCGACAAGCGATTGATTGTAGGCCGCGCGAACTCTTGGCGAGGGTTTGGCAGAATCGGTATCGCAGTTGAGCGATGATACAGCCCATAACATTTCATCAATGGGTCTGAGGTCAAGGTTAATGCGGACTTCGTGGTATTGGAGAGCAATAAGAGGGAGCGCAAGGCCGGGGTTACGGCAATACCAGAATTGGAATGGAACGTATAATGTGGTTTCTGGGAGCGCGTTTCTTGGCGCACAAACTTGGCGAGGCGCATCAACCGAGCAAGGACCATCAACCGCCGCGAA